ATTTAATCAAGAAAAAAGTTAATGCAATCTCTGCCGAAATAAAAGAAGTTGAAGTATCATTTGGTTCTGCTCAAGATTTTTCAAAAATACAAATTGCAGATAAAAATGTAATAGATATATTTGATGTACGAGATTCAAATGGAAATAAGTGGTATCAAGTTCCTTATTTGGCACAAGAGATGGTGTATGTTGATTACCCAAACACAGAGCAATATGATAAAGATTTAAAACAACATTCTGCTTCAGTACCAAATGTTTTAAAATTATTAAAAACTTCAAGAAGGTTTACAACACAAGTAAATGCAGATAATACAACTACAATTATATTTGGTGGAGGTACTGCAACAAACGATGAAACACTAATACCAAATTTTAAAAATGTTGGATTAGGGTTACAATCATCAATAGATAAATTAGGAGCTTCATTTGACCCAGCTAATTTCTTAAAGACTAAATCATATGGACAAGCTCCATCAAATACAAAATTAACAGTTAGATATTTAATTGGTGGAGGAATTAGTTCAAATGTAAAAAAAGGAGACCTAACTACCATCACTAGAATAGAATATAATGATGATGCATCATTATTTACACCAAGTGAATTAAAACTATACAATAAAGGAAAGCAATCCGTTGCTGTAGAAAACGAAGTTCCAGCAACAGGAGGTAGGGGTGCAGAAACAATTGAAGAGATACGAGAAAATTCACTTGCAAACTTTGGTTCACAGGGTAGAGCCGTAACAAGAAAAGATTATCAAGTAAGGGCACTTTCCATGCCAGCTAAATTTGGTGGAGTTGCAAAAGCATATTGTGCACCAGATGGTGAACTTGATAATAACTCACCTACTTCTATACTATCTAATCCTGATTCACTACAAGAATTTACAAGTTTAGTAACAGGTCTTGGAGAAAAGAAATTATCTGAACAAGAAATAAAAAATGAAGTTAAAAAGTTTTTATCTGGTAAAACAAATAATCAAACTGAAAAAAATAATCCATTTGCAATTAATTTATATATTCTTGGATATAACTCTAGTAAAAATTTAGAAAGATTAACAAGTAATGTTGCAATAAAACAAAACCTAAAAACATATTTAGGAGAATATAGAATGTTAACCGATGGTGTTAATATTATAGATGGATATATAATAAATATAGGTGTTGATTTTGAAATTAGAGTTTATGGTGGATATAATAAAAGAGAAGTTCTTACTAAATGTATAACTGAACTTAACGAATATTTTAATATTGATAATTGGACTTTCAATATGCCAATTAATATATCTGAAATAGAATTATTATTGGCAGGGGTTGAAGGAGTACAATCAGTACCAAAATGTGAAATTACTAATAAATGTAATGGAAATTACTCTACAAATTCATATAATATATCACAAGCAACAAAAGGTAAGATGGTATATCCATCAGTAGACCCTTCTGTGTTTGAGATTAAATTTCCAAACAAAGATATAAAAGGGAGGGTAGTATAATGTATTATTTCGTAACAGCATCAAAAGATTCAACAATTTATTTACAACAACCTACTCAAAATACAGGTAGGGATGAGGTATTGGAAATATCTAAAACCTACTATGGTAACTTAAAGGATGTTTCTCATACGTTAATTAAAATAGATACTACTCTATTATCTTCCTCCATTGCAAGTGGAGAAGTAACAATGAGTTCGGCTCATCTAATACTTAACGAAACTGAAGGAAGTGAAATTCCTACTGATTATACAATTTACGCATATCCAATTTCTCAATCTTGGGATGTTGGAATTGGTACACGATTTGATGATATATCAACTGATGGATGTAGTTGGAACAAAAAAACAACAGCTGATAATTGGTTAGGAAATGGGTTTGCAAATGGAACAACCGGTTCCTTTAATGGAAAAGGAGGAACTTGGTACACAGGTTCTGCATCATCACAGCAGTTTTCATATTCAACGAGTGATATTAATATGAATGTATTACCTTCACTTACTTCTTGGATTGCCGGTACTATACCAAATGAAGGTTGGATTATAAAACATGATTCTGCCAAAGAAAACGATACAGTTGATTATGGCCAATTAAAATTCTTTTCAAAAGAAACAAACACCATATACCAACCTAAGTTACAAATTGGTTGGGATGATTCATCATTTATAACTGGTTCATTAACTGCACTAACTGCAGATGATATTCATGTAACATTTAAAAAACTAAAAACAGTATATAAACGAGGAAGTAAACCTACAATTAGAGTTTTTGGAAGAGAGAAATACCCCCTTAAAACCTATACCAACGAGTATGCTTATACTGATGTAAAATACTTACCAGCAACCACTTATTATCAAATTAAAGATATAGTAACAGGTGAAGTAGTAGTACCATTTAACGATAACTATACAAAGGTTAGTTGTGATGTAATTGGTAACTATTTTAAATTAAATTTGAATAACTTTGAATATAATAGAGACTACTACATTGAAATAAAAACTATAAGAAGTGGAGTGGTAGAATATTTTAGTGATAAGGATTTAACATTTACAGTAGAAAAGTAAAAAGATGGCTTTAAAGGATAAATTTAGAATTGATGAACTTGTTAAAAAAGGTTCAAAGGCAGTTCGTAGAGATACGAAAGGACAAATCCTTGTCAATAAAATAGATGGCAAAGAAGTTAGACCTGAATTAAATAAAAAAGAAGATTCTTTTGGAACTAAGCCAATAAAAAAATCTAAACCCATATCTCCTAAGTTAAAAGAAGAATTAAATGAACAAGAAATTCCAATAAAATTAGAACAAGAATCATATGGAGGAGAAACATCAGCTGATTTAGTAAAACCTAAATATAATGAAGAAGAATTAAAAAAGGCAATTGATGTAAAGGTAGATGAGTTAATAAAAAAACGTAAATTAGATAAAAAAGATTATATCTTAAAATCAAGATATGATACTTTACAAGAAAAATATGATGCAGCTCAAGATGAAATACGAGAATTAAATTTACAAATATCAACATTAGAATCTGAAATAGAAAGCCTTAAATCTCAATTAGATTTGGCATTAGAAGAATTGGATTCTGCGAAATTACAACAAGCTTCGGCAGAAAATGAAGCGGCTCAAACAAATTCAAGATATTCAGATTTACTCGGAGATTTTTCAACTGCAATTATAAAAGGTACAAAAGAAGGTATCGAAAGAGTTTCTTTGGCTGCACAAGTTAGAGGTTTACAGGCTCAAAAATATACCTTAAAAGAATTACTAGAAGCTCAAAAAGGAATAGTAGAAAGTTTACAAGCAGCGGAAGCGGCCGAAGAAGCACAACAAGAAGAAACTGCTATATTACGTTCATTAAGTGGTCCTCCTAATTCATTTAAACAAGAAGGTGATTATGCATGGAAGATACCAGAAAATAATGTTAAAGAACAGGAGGAACTTGATGCAGGATACATATTCTACTTTAGGTCAAATAGAAAAAGTTGTGGATGGCATAATGGTAATGATTTAGAGCTTTATAATTTTAATGATGAAAAAGAAGTATCATATTCCTTTAATATAAAAACTAAAGCTGGTGAACATGATGACCCATGGATTGGTTTTAGTAAAATGACAGGAACAATACCCGCAAGAAGTGGTAGTACTCCTGGTAAAATAAATTTAACTGCAGTTAAAGTTAGAAACGTAAGTTCACCAAAAGGAAGAAGAAGAGTATTTGATGATACAATTACTCTAACAATAGATGGAACAACGTTTACTATGACAGGAAGATTTTATAGAAAACTTCGTAGTGGAGGAAAAGGTAATTAATAAATTATGGCAATAAAGGATTTTAAAAATATTGTAGATAGAAAAGGATACTTAGTTGATTCTGAAGATAGAAAGGTGTTTGAAAAAGAAATATCTAAATCTAACTTTGGGTTAGGGTGTGCTGATGTAATTGAATTTATACTATATGATATAAACAATAATCAATTGCCACAAGGTGATACTGGTAAGTTAGTAAGGTACATATATTTAGATGATGAAAAATCTAAAGAATATTTTTTAACTTTACCAACTAATTCTTTTACTAAGAATACAAAAGATTCACAAGAATTTGTAGTTGACTTAGAAAGATTAATTAAAGATGCTGGTTATTCAAATGGTAGTTTTAAAACACAAATAACTTTATTAAACCGAAGAGTTGGTACTGAGGAAGTTGAATCTAACAAAATGTGGATACATGAAATATCAGCATCAAGAACAGAAGTTAGAATTTTACCCATTAGAAGAGATTCATTAAATGAAGATTTAGAAAAAAGATATTCTATTTTTACTAACGAATCTTCATTTAGAGATGATGTTATTTATACTATACAAGCATATGTTGATTCATGTAGTGTAGAAAAAATAAAACAATATATTTTACTATCTAAAGGAAAAGAAACAGATGGTACAAAATATATTAACTTAATTAAGAAAGAATTTAAAATATCTAACTTTGATGAATTTGTATTAAAAGTAAAAGATAAATGGATTGAATCTCTTAAGTATTTTGTACAAGGATTAAATTGGAGTATTAGTTCAACTAACTATGGAAAGCCTTCTGAAGAAAAATTAGATTGTGTTGAATTATCAGTAGATGAAATAAAAAGAATTGCAGAAACTGCATTAATAAATTCTTTAGAATATTATTTACCAAAACGAGATATACAGAAAGATAATATTCTTTCTAAAGAAGAACAGATAACACTAGATGCTTTAAAAAATATATTAAAATCAAGTACATCTAATTCTATATATTCTGCAACAGAACCAGATTCAATTGATGCTGAAGTGGGAGGTTGTACAGACCCATCTGCAGAAAACTTTAATCCAGCTGCTAATAAAGAAGATGGTTCTTGTGTATATAAGGAAGAAGAATCTGTTATATTAGGATGTACAGACCCATCTGCAAAAAATTATAATAGTTTGGCTACCGAAAATGATGGTAGTTGTACATATGAAGAAATTATTCAGAGTGTAACTAAAACTTATTACGTTTGGTCTTCTACCGCTACCATGAAGTGGAAATTAAATGGAGTAAATTCAGGTACACAATCAGGAGTAGAATTTGATTCATTTGAAATTACACACGATGTAGGTCAATTTAAATTTGGACAAGGTGAAGATGTTAGAGAAGTTCCAAAAGAAAGAATAATTGATACCTCTCCTTCTTTAGTAGAATATAGTATATCTAATATAAGTAATGCAAACTCTACAAGACAACCTAATAAATTTGGTGGACAGGGTTCAAACGAGAATCGTATATTAGGATATAATGATGTTTATTCTGATTTTGAAATGGCATCGTTAGATGGAGGAACTGGTCAAGTTTTATCTTCAACATATAAAAATCAAGTAGGACAACTTGTACAGTTTCCAGCACTTTTACCTGGTGATAGTATTATAGTTTGTGCTCAAGAAGGGACAGTAACACAAGTATCAGGATTAAAAATAACAAGAAGAGGTGAGTGTGGAAGTGAACCACCACCACCTAATAGACCATCAACTAATAACAATAATAGTAGTGGTGGAGGTGGTGGTAGAAATATACCAACTCCTGGTCAAGAAGACGTAATAGATAGAGAAAATTTAAACATACAACAATACAGATAAAAAGTAGGGTAGGATATTTATAAACATGGCGATTAAAAGAAAAATATTTCAGTTCGATGAACAATATAACCCAAATTCAGATTTAGGATTTGGAGGACAAAATGAATTTGTCGATGATGTTCTGTCTGATGATTTTAATTCTGGTGGTGGAGGTGGTACTAAACAGATACCTTTTATTAAGGGGTGTATGGATGTAACTGCAATTAATTATAATCCAAGTGCAACTACTCCTAATAATTCTGTATGTAAATATGAAGCACCAATAGATACACCAAATGCAACTATATTATTAAGTACATCTTCTAACAAAAAGACGTTTGATATTCTTTTTAATTCAAAAAACTCAGAATTTAATTCTTCATCTAAAAAAATATCATTAACCGCTAAAGAATGTATTAAACCAGTAATAGTTGCTGTAAAAAGAGGTGAACAAATATCAGATGATTCATATAGAATTACTTCTAAATTAAATAGTATAGTTAAAGAAATAAAACCATTGGTACCTGAAGATGTTCAACTAGACTATGTTCCTATTACTAAAGATTATTTAAACTTTGATACTATAAAACCACAATTTAATAATAATTTTAGATTTGATGGCCGTGAAGAACTTGCAGTTAGAGGAGATGGTTTATTTCTTGGATTTGCAGAACCGTTTATAAAACCACAACCAAAACCACAACCAAGATTTTCATTTGGTAGTACTAAATTTACTTTTTACGAATTTTTAGTAGAAAAACGAATAGATGGTAGGTGGGTTGAACAACCATCAACTAAACCAATTGAAAACCTAATCGTTTCACAAAAAGTATTTTCTGCTAATTTAGATTTTCAATTTAAAAACATAGTTGTACTACCTGACCCAATACCTATTGATATAGAAATGGAATCAAGTATTGCATTTGATGGTCAAGTTGGATTTAGAACATCATGGGGAACAGAAGGACTTCTTGAAGAAGATGATTTACTAAAATTAAGACAACCTGGTACTGATGGGTTTGAAGGTTCAATTTCTTATATTGAATTATTTCATAAAGGAGATGTAAAAAAACATAGAATAGCATATACTATAACCTATCCTGATAGAAAAGATAGTAGAACTATAACAACATATGATAGTAAGATACGACTAACTTCAGGCCTAACTAAAGTATTTATAGAATCAAAACCAATAGTAGATGTACCCCAAGATGGTAATCCACTTATTAAAGTTGATTTAACTAATTTTAAATATAATATTGCAGCTGGTACTAGTTTAAAAATTCCATATTCAACCGCATATTCTGATTATGTTGGATTTACTTTAGGAAAAACAGAAAGAAGAATTGATAAATCAGGTTCAGTTGTTTTAGATAAATCAGATTTTATAAATGGATTGGGATTATATGAACTATATCTACAACCTATATCTGAAAAAGGTGGTACTGGTGAATATTCTAAAATTACAATAAATGTATTTAGTGAAGAAATATTAGAAGGGCCAGATATTACAAATATCAATTACCCACAAAATATAAAGGGTGCAGATTTTAAAGAATATGATGTTCCCTTCAAAATATCTTGGCAGTCAGTAAACACTAACTTTGTTAAGATTTATATCGATAAAAAAGGAGATTCAAACTTCTTAGGACAATTTGAGCCAGCTGGAATAGCAGAGTTTAAGGTAGGTGATGTATTAAATAAATTAAAGAATAAACCACAAGAGAATAGAAATGGAATACAATTTAGTTTAGTACTTATTCCAACTAACCTTGAAGGTAATTCAGTAACAGAAGGTAAATACGAAAAAATAAATATTACCTTTGATAAAGGAGATTTAAAACTTAGAAGAGGTACATTAATTGCCGATTTAAGAAAGGCCTTTTTAGCTGATGTAGATGTAGACTCCCTCAAATCAGATGAATCAAAATTCTTAACTCATTACTTACATTTAGGAAATGGTAACAATGAATTAGTTTCAACTTGGGGAATTGATGAAGAAACTTTTTCTAAATATGAATATCAAGAAGATATTAATAAAGATGTTAAGGTATCAACAGAAAAAACAGTAGTATTAAAATTATATGAACCATTAGATAAATCGATTAATGTAAACGATTCTATTTGGCTTTCTAAAATACAATCTATACCAATTATAGACCAAATTACTATTGTAGATAATTCTATACAAGTATGTAATCCACTTACTCCTAATTTTGATTTAAATGTAAGTGATGATATTGGATATCAAATTCTTGATGATTTAATTACAAGTGGTTCAACTACATCTAGTGATTTAGTTAATCAATTTATATCTTCTTCTAACTTTACACAAGATAAACTTGATATTACATTTGTATCTAGTTCAACAGACCTTTTTGAAGAATACTCGGGTTCAGGAAATATAATTAAAGAAACAGGAATACAAGAATATAATTGGAAAGATTTTGTAAAATACTCATCTGCAAAGGAAAGAGTAGAAAATTTTGTTTACAAAGTAAAATTAATTCAAAATTATGAATATAGATATAACCAACTAACATCGGGCTCAGGTGTTACAGGATGGACAGGTTCTCTCTCTGTATTAAATGAAGGAAATTCTCAATTAAATAAAATAAATGAAACAAAAAGAGGATTTGATTCTTTTGAAAAATTCTTATTTACTTCATCATCTGAATTTACAACAAATGATGCAAATTCATGGACATATCCTTTTAATACAAATGGAACTGCAATAACATCTAGTGATGCTATAGTAACAAGTTGGTACGATACCGCTGTTATTAGTGCACAAGAGTTTGATAAAGAAAATACATCACGATTGAGTTATAACCTACCTGCTCATGTTACTGATGATTTTAATAATAACGAATATGTTCTTTTCTTTGATATGATTGGACAGCACTTTGATACAATATGGACTTATATCAGAGGCGTATCTCAATCTAAGAAAACAGAACATAAAAAAGAAATTGGTATATCAAGTGAACTTGTATATCATATGTTAGAATCTCTTGGTTGGGATGCTGATATGGGAGTACAATCACAATTCTTGTGGGAATATGCATTTGGTAAACATTCAGATGGAACAACAGTATCATCAATGAGTGGTAAGGATAGGCAAAATGAAGTATGGAGAAGATTATTAAATAACTTACCTTACTTATATAAAAACAAAGGTACTAAGAGAGCTGTACACGCTGCATTAAGTTGTTATGGAGTACCAGCATCCTTATTAACAATAATGGAATTTGGTGGGCCAAAAGACCCAACTCAAAGTGGTACAAGTAAATTTACATTTGAAGATAGAACTGCATCAATAAATTTAAGTGGAGCTTCTGCTATAACTGTACCATGGAAACAATATAGTGGTAATTCTCAATTTCCAAATACAATAGAATTTAGAATTAGTACAACAACAAAACAAGACCAGCAAATAATAAGTGGTTCACAATGGTCAGTTAATATTCTTAAAGATACTGGTTCACTTGCCAAAGCACAACTTATTGTGGGTAGTGTTTCTAGTTCTACTGATACATTCCCATTATTCAATGGAGATTATGTAAACCTTGCAATAACAAGAACATCTGGTAGTATTGGAGGAGATTCATTTAACTTATATGTTAAAGAAGGATTCCAGGAAAGATTGAGAACAGATTTAAGTACAACACTTAACTCTACAAAAGCGTGGACAAGTGGTAGTGAAATAAAAATTGGTTCAACTTCTTTTAATGGTAATTTTGATGAATTTAGATTATGGAAAACACCATTATCTTCATCACGAATTGATAATCATGCATTATTACCTGATGCAGTTGATGGTAATCATGTATCATCATCTACTGAAGATTTGATATTTAGAAATGATTTTGAATATCCAAAAAACAGACATTCAAGTGGAGATGTAGATATTAAAAATGTTTCTTTAATAAGAACATATGCAACATCATCGGTTGCAAGTGGATTTACTAATCAAACATCGTATCCTTATCAATATACTCCATATGATAGAGATGTAACTGCTACTGTTCCATCGAGTGGATTTAGTGTTGGAAATAAAGTTAGATTTGAAACACAAACATTAGTATCTGATTTAAATTATAAAACTAGAGCAACTAAGAAATCATTTGACCAAGCACCAATAGATTCAAATAAACTAGGATTCTTCTTTTCTCCAACAAAAGAAATAAACATGGATATATTGCGTTCACTTGGTGATTTCAATATTGATAACTATATTGGAGACCCACGAGATGAATACTTGGGTGAATATAAAAAATTAAAAGATTTAAGAAATTATTATTTTGATAGATATTCACTAAACATTTATGAGTATATACAACTTGTAAGATATATTGATAAATCATTATTCGATGTATTGGAATCATTAGTACCTGCTAGAGCCAAGGTTTCTAGTGGATTATTAATAGAACCACATATTCTTGAAAGAAGTAAAACACAATGGAAAAAACCAAGTGGTGATGAAAACTATCATGAAACTTCTATTAAAGTAAAGGATGATGTAAAAATAGGAGGAACTAATCCACAATATTCTGCAAGTTTAGATGTAGAAGAAGATGTAAATTTACATGGAACTAACCCACAATATTCGGGTAGTATAAATGCAGAAAATGATTTAAATTTAGTAGCAGAAAATCAAGGATTAACTGGTGTATATTCATTTGTAGAGGATGGACAACAAAACGGATTCATGACAATAAATTCTGGTTCTACTATGGGTGGAATTGAAATAAGTATCAATGCACAAGTAACAGGTTCGGTACAAGGAGAATATGATTCAACTGCTTATCAACAAGTTGGTATGGGAGTAGATTCATTATCAGTAGCAGGATTTGGTTTATTTGGTGATGGTGCAGTTTCACTTCGTTCACGATTAATAAATGGTAGTATTATAAAAGATAGAGTTAAGGTACATTTATTAAAAGAACAATATAGTATTGATATACCAGAAAATATAGATTCAAATGATTCTTCAAAAGGAAGACAATTTGTATCAACAACACAACATAGATATAAAGTAAATATTTTACCATTTACTGGTTCTGATGGAAATGAATCATCAGACCCAACTGTAAGTGGAGATATAGTTGCGGTTACTCCATTAAATGGATATTTCCCAACACATTATAGAAATACAGGAGATTTAACAAGTGGAATGGAAAATTCATTTTTTAATGGTTCAAAACAAACAAGTGCAACCACATTAGATGGTGGTTCACCAGTTGTTTCATTTACAACTAATCCAAATACACTTAAAGTTTCTGATAGTGGAAGAGGAAGTGGAGAACCAATATTAGAAGTAGAATAACCGATTTTATAATTTAGTTATATTTATATATTGAATAACAACATTACAACAACAAGGAATTTAAATTATGGCTTATTTAGATAATACCGAAATCACAGTAGATGCTATTCTTACAAAGAAGGGTAGGGAGAAATTAGCAGCTGGACAAGGTTTAAACATTACCAAATTCGCATTAGGCGATGATGAGGTAGATTATACCCTTTATGAACCAGCACATCCAAAAGGTAGTGCTTATTATGATTCGGCAATTAAAGCAATTCCGATTACTGAAGCATCACCAGATGAAACACAGGTATTACGATATAAATTAGTAACTTTACCAAAAGGAACAACTAAAATTCCTAAAGTAGAATTTGGTATCCCTTCAATATCAGTAAATCAAGAAAGTGGACAAGTTTCACTTACACCAACAACTTCACCAAGTGGTAACACTCAGAGTGGATATACTATCATTCTTTCTAACAAGAATGCTGGTTCAATCGTTGGTACAGGATTATCAAACTCAGCAGGAACAGTACCTTCATTCTTAGGTGATGAAATTACAACAACGGCTGCAATTGAAACAGGATTAACATTTACATTTATTCCTAATCCTAATATAACGGCAACAATTAAATCAACAATTACAGTATATGGTAACGAAACAGGTGGTTCACAGACTATTCCTGTAACAGTAACCTATGTATCTAGTTAATAAGGGAAAAATAAAATGGCAAATATAGCAGGACAAGCAGGAGTAAATTTATCAGCAGAATTATCAAATTATTTATCCGGTAATCAAGGTAACCTTACTTCTGAACAATTAACAGAAATTATTAACCAATACTTAAGTGGTGGTGATAAATTAGGTGCTAGTGGTGGACAAATCACCAATGGTATCTATAAGAGATTTGGAGAATTTGACCAAATTACAGGTAAAGTAGAAGTTGTTACTACTGGTCTTTGGAGTGGAGATACTGGAAGTTTAAATACTTTCTTTACTTCATCAACTCAGGCATCAGCAGCAAGTTCAAACTATTACTTAAATGTATATGATAAGAACCCATCATCAGATTCATCAGCAGCAATACAATATGCAGTTGCCTATGGACACAGAGAAGGAAAGGGTTCTATATCATTAGCAAACTCTGATTCATCTACATTAGCATCTAAAGCAACTTATGCTCAATATAAATCAATTCTTTTAGACCAAGATGATAGCAAATTTACATTCTTTTCTTCATCTGCAGCTGGAACACATGATTCCGATAGTATCTATGTAATCAATGTAGCTCGTGCTCGTTACAAAGAGAAAATGGATGCTGGAAACTGGTCATTAATATTAAGTGGTTCTAGTGGAACTTCAACTTTAATTGATGATAGTGGTAAGAAATTTGATGATACTGTTGGAAAAGCAGGAAGAGTATTTAATGTAGCTAGTGGTTCACTTAATTTAGGAACAGAAAATGCAGCAACTGTAAACTCACTTACATCTTCAAATGGTCAAGGTTTAGGTTTATTCTATCCAGAACAAGGATTAGTTATTCTTAATCCAACTGCTGTTCATAGTTTAATAGGAACATCAATCGATAAAAATAATGCAGATAATGCATCAGTTTCATTGGCAGTAAATGCAGAAGCTAAAAATCATTTCTTATTACACAATGCAATTAAAGGTGGTAATGATTTTGAAGCAAGAAGAACAGAAAATGTTTCTACTTCACATTACTTTATAAGAGCAACAAACAGAGAATATAATTATTCCAATAACCCAACATTTGTAACAGGTTCAGATAATTCTTTTGCAGAATCAACTTTTGAAAAAGACCCAAGAACATTTATTACAACAGTTGGATTATATAGTGATGCTAACGAACTTATTGCGGTGGCTAAAACATCACAACCAGTTCCAAAATCATTTGATAAGGAAGTTCTAATCAAAGTAAAACTTGATTTCTAATATATAAACTTATAATTTTAAATAACCCCACCATGAGTGGGGTTTTTTATTTCAATATATTTATATAGAGGAGAAACGTTTGTATGTTAAAAACTATACCAAAATCTAATATAACTAAAAGAAACTTTAAGGTCTATAAAGAATGGTCTTTAAGTAATTCTGATTATGCTGTTGTATCTGCTTCAAATAGTTATGGAAGTGATAACTATTCTCTTTGGAATTCCATAAATTCTAAATTTTATAATTCAGATGCAACTGCCATTACTTTATTTGGTAGAGTTTCTGATTTAGCTAATCTTACTGCAGAAAGAAAGATATCTAATACTATTTATACCATTGCAGTTCCTCAAGAATTATATGGTGAAGGTATAAAAGATAAATCAGTTCAAATAGTAAATCACGATAATGATAGTATTTATAGTGATGATGGTAATGGTAATATATTTTCAAGTGTTCCTGAATATATTCTTACAAGTATTGATTTTGAATTAGGTCAAATTACTATAACTGATAATGATGGTGAGGTATTTACTGGAACAATACACCCTAGTTCTCCAGTCGATTTAGAATCAGGTGAAATGACAGTAACCTTTGGTACAGATACAGATGTAATAAATGTAGTTTCATTTGATTTACAAGCAGGATTAATGAAAGTATCTGAAGTATTAGATTTTGATGGTTTATCAATCGATGCTTCTCAATTTGGTAATATTTTCTATGAAGATGGTTTAATAGTTTTAACTGAATTAATTACAAGTTATTCATTAGAATATAGAAGTACCAAAACAATTTACGAAACAGAAGTTTTAGTAAGTTCTAAGGCTGGTGAGTTTAACACTTCACAAAGTCCATCTGCAGTAGATGTTGTACTAACAAACTCATATGATTTTACAACAACGGCTATACCAAATGTTAAACCTGCAGGAACTATTAAGATTAAGGAAGTAGGAGATATAAAATTAAAATCATCAATAACAGGTTCACATCTACCATCAATAAGTGGTAGTTGGGGTGATTATCATACATCTGCATCAATAGACCCAACTGGTTCTTATTTAGCACCATTTATTACAACAATTGGGTTATATGATGATGATAATAATATGATTGCGGTTGCTAAATTACCTAAACCAATAAAGAATTTACCAGATTATGACATGAACTTTATTGTTCGTTTCGATACTTAATCTATATTTATATAATAACAAGGAGATACTAATATGGCATCAATACAAGATTTATACAACAAGTCCGAATTTGCAAAACTTGCGGACAACAAAAAAGATAAAACACCTATATCTGCTGATACTCAAAACAAATTACACAAAGATGATAAGGCACTTGCACAGGCAAGAGGTGGAAAATTGAATCTGAAAAAATATTCAGATACAGTAAAATAACTTAAATCAATTAATTTTGAGTTTACTTCTAAATCACTCTGAAAAATGGGCATTCATTCATGTCCCTAAAACAGGAGGAACATCAATTAATAAAGTATTACTAATTAAGGATTCTGTGAAAATATATACTTCACATGATTCTATACGTGCAGTTCCTGATGATGGATACTTTATCTTTACAATAGTTAGAAATCCATTTACACGATTGATGTCTGCATGGCAACATGGAGTTAGAAAAGGTATTTATTCAAGTAATTTTCGTGAGTTTACTGAAACAATAAATCAAAACGATACATGGATTATACCTCAAAGTTATTATATTAACGAAGGAAAAACAAATACTAAAGAAGTATCTTTTGTAGGAAGATATGAAAACTTATTAGAAGATACCTCTGTGTTATTTAAAAAACTTAATTATAAAAAAAAGTTACCACATCTAAATAATAATCCAATACACGACAATCATCCAAACTTAAATCAAGAAAAATATTACAAATATTATTATTCTGAAGAATGGATGAAGGAGTGGGTGAGAGAAAGGTACGAAAATGATTTCAAGATTTTTAACTATGGGATGGACTTATAACGGAAAATGTATAACAGAATTATCAGATATGCCTGAGGGTACATTTGGTTTTATATACAAAATAACTAATGGAATTACAGGTGAATTTTATATTGGTAAAAAACAAGTAGTTTCTATTAGGAAACGAAAGTTTGGTAAAAAAGAAACGGCTGCTCTTACAGATAAGAGAATGAAGAAGTATGAAATGGTTGAAAAAGAATCTAATTGGTTATATTATCGTTCATCAAATGCAACAGTACAGTTGTGGTTTCATTCTAATGAGTTGGCTTTAGAAGAAAATAGAAGAAGTGATATAAATGATACATTAAAGTTAGAAATATTGAAATTTTGTAAAGGAAAGAAGGCTTTAACCTATTATGAACTACAAGAACAGTTTGCACACGATGTATTAGGAGATGATTTATCCCTAAATGATAATTTATTAGGAAAGTTTTTTAGAAAAGACTTGGATAATTAAAATATTTTTCGTATATTTGTATTGTTAAAAGTGTAATTATGCTCTCACATCACGAGAAACAAGAAGTTATTAATATATTAAATGATGTTTTAGGGCCTGGAACATCTATGAAAAACGATGAACAGGCACACTTCTGTCCATTTTGTCATCATCATAAGAAAAAGTTACAAGTTAATATTAAAACACAATATTGGCATTGTTGGGTATGTGATGCAAAAGGAAGAAAAATACAGAGGTTATTAAAAAGACTTCAAGTAGATTCTCGTAAACTAAAGAAGTTATTTGAAATCTATGGTGATGATTATATAGTTTACTCTAAAGATACTGAGGAAGAAAAGGTAGAGTTACGATTACCGAGTGAATTTAAATCACTCTTAAAAGTACCAAAGGGTAAAATAAATCCTGTGTACAGAAAGGCTCTTAAGTATGCTGAAGATAGAGGTATTACTAAAGAAGATATTACGAAGTATAATATTGGTTATTGTGATGGTGGTATGTACTCTAATCGTATTATCATTCCTTCCTATGATATGGACAATAGACTCAATTACTTCATCGCACGTTCTGTACATTCTGAAGAAAAATTTAAATATAAGAATCCACCAGTTTCTAAAAATGTTATAATGTTTGAGAATCAAATAAATTGGAATGAACCAATAACATTAGTAGAAGGTGTATTTGATGCAATGGCAGTTAAAAGAAATTCTATTCCAATATTAGGTAAGTTCGTTCCCAAAAAATTAAATGATGCTATATTTAAAAATGGAGTATCTTCTATAAACATCTTATTAGATGAAGATGCTCAAGAACAAGCACTACATTATACTATGCAATTCCAAAATCAAGGAATCACTACAAAAAACATAAAACCCACAGATAAAGATGCATCTGATATGGGGTTCACAGAAGTAAATAATAAATTAAAAGAATCTAAGAAAACAGGATTCGGTGATATTAT